AGACATTAAAAGACCTTTGCTTTCATTCTGTAACCACTGTAAAAGGTGATGGATTCGAGAGTACATACGATACTACAATCCACATGAAAGAGGGCGATATTCTCATATTTGAGGAAGAAGGCCGGGGCTATATTAAGCCTGTTGAAGAATTTGTAACAGTAAAAGAAGCTATTGAAGAATTGGAATGTATTAAGGACTTATAAGGGGGTGCAACATGACACTACTTGAAATCAAAAAGAAGGTATTACAGCTAATCGAAGAAATCTCAGACAATGCAAATCTTACAGACGATCCAGACATTAAAGCAAAATTGAATAGCGTTATCAATATGGTACAGTTTGAGCTTGCCAGAATGAAGAAGATTCCGGCATACGTGCAAAGAGAGGTTAAGGCTGGCGAAGTAGTGGACATGAACACACTCGAAAATTTCTATCAGTTAAGACTTATTCGCTTTACAGGTGATTACGACTTAATGGAAAATCTGGCTATTTTCAAGGAAGATGGCACAGCAGATATTTACTACTACAGATACCCGGTAGCAATTACAGACAGTACCCCGGACACATACGAGTTTGAGTTGTCCTTAGATGCCTTAGAGATACTTCCTTTTGGTGTAGCAGGTGACTTATTAAAGAGTGATGTATCGGCTCAGTATGGGGCTATCTATTCACAGAGATATGAAACCATGTTGCAGAGATTGGATTCCCGGTATTCCATGGGTGGTATCTCTTTTGAAGGTGGGGTGGATATTTAATGGCTATTGGCGATTTAGTACCTAGAGTCTATGGCTCATTTCGTGGTGTAGACTTTAGGGGCGAAGAAATAAACCTACAGAGAAGCCCGGACAGCTTGAATGTATGGAGAGATTACAAGGAAACAGAGAGTATACGGACAAGGCCGGATATGGAAAGAGTAGAGGTATTCGACAATAAGGTATTCGGTATCTTCTTCTACAAAGTAGGCAATACAGAAATGATGCTGGTGCATTGCGGTACCACTCTTTATAAGATTGTGAACGGAACAAGAGTAGCTTTGTATAGTGGGCTTAACCCTAGACAGAGCAATGCTTTTATTTACAATAATATCTGGTATTTCAAGGATGGTATTAACTACTTGCAGTATGACGGAAAGACAATAGGCGAAGTGGCCGGATATGTGCCGACAACAAGCATAGGAAGAAGGCCCAGCGGTGGCGGTACACAATATGAGGATATAAACATGCTGACTGGCCTAAGAAAAAATACCTTTTTGGCAGATGGCGAAAGCAGGGAATTTTTATTGGATGCTCAGAACATCGACTCCGACTTCCAGCCGATTGTATTTGTCAATGATGCAGAGGTTAATATATCCGCTTATACCGTTGATACAGCAGGTGGCCGGATAATCTTTAATGAACCCCCGGTGGAACCATTAACAGTAGGACAGGACAATGTAAAAATCACATTCAGAAAGACTGTACCGGGATATAGGAACAGGATAAATAATTGCACTCTATTACAGGTATTCGATAATAGAGTGTTTTTTAGTGGGAATCAGGACTATCCAAACGTTATTTGGCATTGCAGTTTGAATGATCCATCATATTGTAGCGACTTGGACTACTACAATGAGGGATTGGACCTTGCAGAAGTGACAGGACTTGTAGCTGGCAATAATGCTTTGTGGGTATTTAAGGAGCCTTCACAGGCCAATACAACCGTATTCTATCACAACCCGGTTATTGATAACGAGTACGGAAAAATCTACCCTAGTACACATTCCAGCATTACTACAGGATGCATAGGCAAAGCAATCAATTTTAATGACGATATAGCCTTTTTCAGTGAAAGAGGAATGGAAGGTATCAATGGTGATGTTACCACCGAGCAGGTAGTAGCACATAGAAGCTCATTAGTGGACCGCAAACTGACAGCCGAAGCAAATTACAGAGATATGCTTCTGGAAGAGTGGGAAGGTTATTTGCTGATATTCATTGACAACATGGTATATCTTGCAGACAGCCGGGCGAAGTTTACAAATGAAAATCACTTTGAATACGAGTGGTTTTATTGGGATTTAGGCAAGATTATCACCAGTACTAGAGTACATGAGGGAATCTTGTATTTAGGCACAAATGAGGGCATATACACGCTTACAGACATGGAAAGTGATGTAGCGAGCTATTGGACCACTCCACTTGATAAATTTAAGCATCCACAGTACCAGAAAACCACCAATAAAAGAGGATGTGTGGTTGAAGCTACCGGGGATATTTCAGTGTATGTAAAGACCGATAAGACCGACTGGGAGCTAATCGGCAATTATCCAAATGTAACAGATTATTTTACAAGCAGAATCAAAAGGAAGAAGTTTAAGGACTTACAGATTAAGTTTTATTCTGACAAAAGATTTAGCTTAGAAACGGCCACAATAGAGGTTTTTGTCGGTGGCTATATAAAGCGATAGAAAGGGGTAAGAAATGGCTACCAAATACGACATCAACTACAATGATGAACGGTTCAAACAGGTTGAGTCCGGGAAGCAACAGGCATTAACCGAAGTTGAAAATACCTATAGTGGCATGATAGCCGAAACGGATAAGTATTATCAGGCTCAAATTGATGCTTCTAAGGATTGGGCGAACACTCAACAGCAGTTACAGCAGGACAATACCGACTTTGCGATAGAGCAGATAGAACAGCAGAAAGCACAGTCCGAGAAGGACTACACCAAAGAGCAGGCCGGAGCATATACCGACTGGCAGAAACAGAGCAATTCATACGGTGTAAATGCCGAACAGATGGCCCAGAGCGGACTTGCGAACACAGGTTACAGCGAAAGTTCTCAGGTTAGTATGTACAATACCTACCAAAACAGAGTAGCGACAGCGAGAGAAAGCTACAATTTGGCGGTAATGAACTACAACAACTCTATTAAGGATGCACAGCTACAGAACAACAGCAAACTGGCTGAAATTGCTTATACAGCGTTGCAACAGCAGTTAGAGTTATCTTTACAGGGCTTCCAGTACAAAAACCAGCTTCTTATTGAACAGTCTAACAAGAAAATGGAAGTTGATAATCAGTATTACAACCGTTATCAGGATGTTCTGGCACAAATGAATCAGGAAAATGCTATGGCTGAGGAAATCAGACAGTACAACGAAAGCATGGCATTCCAGAAGGATCAGTTTGCTGAGGAAATCAGACAGTACAACACAAGCTATCAGTTGCAGAAAGAACAGTTCGCAGAAGAAAAACGACAGTTTGAGAAGTCTTACGCATTGGAAATCAAGCAGTTTGATGAAAGCATCCGTCAGTTTGAAGCTGAAATGGCACGACTTAAGAAGAAGGATGCACAGGAACACGCTATGGAAATTCAGCGTTTAGAATTGCAGAAAAAACAGATGGAACAGGCGAAACTTGAAGCTGAGAGAGAGTACCAGTTGAAACAGCAACAGTTACAGGCTCAACAGGCACAGTTTGACAAAGAGTATCAGTTGAAGCAGGCACAATTTAAGGAAAGCCAGCGACAGTACAATTCCAGCAGTGGCAGTTCAGCAACTATCACCAAAACATCTTCTGTTAGCAATGGTGCCCCTTATGCAGTAAATACTGAGTATTATCAGGGAGCAAAAAACAAAGATGCCGATAAGTATGGCACATTTAGCAATGGCTACCAGCCCAAAGGTATTTCAGGACATGGAAAGCTAACCGAAACAGGAGATACCATTTCCATATCTACAGTAACGTTATCAGGACAAAAGAAGGTTGTTGAACAGACTGTATGGAAAACACCTGATGGCAAGAAGTGGTATTGGGAAGGTAGAGAGAATAAGTACAAAGAGATACCCTCACAGGCAAACAATGACGCAACAAATGTACTTATGAAATATTGGGATTATAACTCAAGCCAGCTTGGCTTAAAGAGGTAATAGCGTATGGCTCATTATTATGTTGATTCAAACGGAAGAATAACCAGAACAAAGAAAAAAACAAAATATGGTGTAGATAGCAAAGGAATTGTAACAGAGGATTTTGCCCCGATCCGTACTACAGTAGAACCGATAAGCACAGTTTCCGCACCTGTAAAGAAGGAAGAAGACGACAAACTCGACTTCTTCCAGAAGGGTGCAAAGATTGGCGACAAAAAAGGCTTTTGGAACCGAGTTCTTGATGTTCCGCAAGCTATTTTGGGTACTGGTGCGGATGCTGGTGTAGGTGTTGTCAAAGGTGTTTTAGGTATTGGCGAGGGTATTAAGGACTTTGGACAGTATGGTGTTGCTGGTGTTGCCGACTTTTTTGGTGCTGATAAATTCGCAGACAATGTAAGGAAGAACGCACAGAAAAACACTGTAGAGGAATCCTTTAAGGGTGTAGACGATTATTTGGATCAGTATTCCGTTTTAGGTCGTACTTCTGATGCGATTACACAGGGTGTAGGACAGGTTGGTGCCATTATCCTTACTGGTGGTGTTGGTGCTTCTGCTGGACTTGGGGCAGTTGGCACAACAGCA